TGCGATCATCTTATCATCTTCATTTTCTTTTGCACGTATTGCAAGCTCTTGTTGTTTTAAGGTTACAACGCCATCATCACCAGGAGATAGTATTTCTTCTATTCTAGGCATGACCTGTTGCATCAATTCTAATTCTAACTGAGCCTTCAAAGCTTCTTTTGCAGGGTTAGGTGGTGGAGGTGGCATCATCATTCCGCCTTGTTGCATGCCTGGTATCTGTTGCTGCATTGGTTGTGGTTGTTCTGGCATTTGTGCATCGGCTTGATTCTGTGCTTCTAGTGATATGTGTTGGAATATGTGCGATACCATAAGCGGTATTGTCGCTGGGTTAGTCATACCAGCGCCTGACTCTAAGAAAGTAAGATGCACCTCTATATGTATCTGATGCGCTTGGTCAGGGAATGCCATGAGAGGTGCACCCATTAATGCGGCACTGTTCTCACTTGCTGGATCCATCGGAACGGGAGGTGGTGGATCTGGAGCAAACAATGCTTCAATATTTTCAGTACCTAACGCTTGGTACATTCTTCTGTATGCTTCCTTGATGTTGTGTATCTCAGGATTGCTTTGTACTAACTGGAGTTCTTGTTGCGCCAATGTAATACGTTGACTCATTGAGAAGAAGTTAGGATCACTGACAGGTATAACATCAACCCTATTATCAAAGTCAGTTTGTTTAATTTGTTGATCACCGCCAATAACTTGGTATGGATATACAGGAGGCAGATACTCTGCAAACAATCTGGTTAGTATCTTAAATTCTGTTTTCTGTGCGTAGTGTAATCTTTTGTGTACTGCGGACATGACTCTTGTACCTTGCTCTAGCAAAGCCATAGTCGTGCCTACTGGCATCTCTTGATTACCTTCTCCCATCTGTAGATTAGTAATCGATGCAAATCTTTGTCCTGCCTCTACACAAAATCCTAACAGCTGTAGTAATGTCGCCGATGGTTCTTTATAAGGTAGTGGTATTAGTGAGTCTCTTAGTGCTCCGCCAGGTGCGTCTACGTCTCTGAACTCTCCTGGTTCTAGTGGAGTCTCGTCGTCCCTGATTCTAAGTCCCCTGGCCTTGAATCCAGCAGGTAGATTCGCCAGCGTACCTGCATCGATCAATTGTCGTAGGGCTCCAGTCGCGGTTCGAGACAAACCGCCAATCATGTGTATTAAGCCGAACCCATAGAACCCAAGGCCAGGAAGAAACTTGTAGTGTACAAAATACTGTATCTTTGTTCTGAGTGGATCGTTAGGGTTGTAGTTCCTTCTGATCGATAACACTTCGTTGGAAGCTCTGTCTATTGTAATGATGAAAGGTAAGTGGTATCCGTTTTCATCTTCAAAACCTGGTATGTCCATGGATACGTGACATTCCAACAACTCATACATCATGTCGTTGGTGGTAGCACTCAGTCCTTCTAGTTCATCTTCTTTGTCTATGGTGTCACTGCTGCCTATATTAGTTTCAGCAGGTTGTAGTGGTATGTCTCTGTAAAATCCTGCGAGCTGTTGTGTTCTGATTTCGTTGTAGCTCATTTTGACTACGTGCGTCACTCTTTCACAAGTCTCTAAGTCACTGGCTGTGTACGGAACGACTAAATCTTCTACGGGTACAAACGTACTGACCGCTCTTTGTTTGCTTACATCATAGTAAACTTTCTTAAATGCTGTGCCTGCTAGGGGTAAATAGAACAGTAATTGGTCCATTTCAGGGGTATATTCATCCATTACCGTGGTTATTTGGTAATTCATGAACTCTTCTACCCTACGTGCTTGATCTTCAGTTTCAGGGGTTTCATTGCCCATAACCCTTGTTTTTACGGGTCCTTTACTAGGTAATAGCTCCTTAAAAGCCTGCGCTTGGAATTGGGTCACGGATTCAGCGAGCATAGGATGCGTTACGCCTGATGCTCCTGGAAAAGGTCTATCTCTATCTTCATACTTGAAGCCAAGTAGATCTAGTCCTTTTACATATGCATCTTCCCAATCGTGGCGACTTGCTTTATCTTCTTCATAATCAGTGACTAACTGAAAAGCAATTCGTCCTAGCTCGCCTTCGTCAATGTACTCCGCTAAATTCGCATCAAATGGTGTGGTGTCTATCGCTTGTTCTGCATCAGGGAAAAAGTCTATCTGTGCTCCTTCTTCTGACAGCTCAACAGAAATGTCTCCTTCACCCATTTGCATAGGTTCTTCAATTTGAACCTCTTCACCATCTTGTACTTCCAGATCGATTAAATCTGACAACCTTTCTATGTTGGTTGGTTTGTTGTTTTCTGCCATTTACTTTTTGTGTGCTTTTTGAATTGCAAAATTTGCATTCATAGTCGCTCCTTTATGAGGAGTAAACTTGCCTGTGTGCTTCATTAGTTTGTAGCTACCATTCTTTTGCTTCATCCAATGATAGCCTTTAGGTGCTTTGACTCTCATTTATTGTCTTCCGTTTACTTTGTTGTCCATGTCTTCAAGAGCTTCCCCTACAGCATCGTAGGCTACGCCTGAACTCATTTGTCTTTCAGGGCCGCCAAACATGCCTTTGAATGGATTGTCTTCTGGGTCATAGAAATCAGGGTTCTTACGTTGCTCGGATGCACCAAAATACATTCCTGCTCCACCTGCTCCCATACTTGCTATAGTTCCTTTTATCACACTATCTACTTTACGCATCCTGTTTAAAACTTCCATAAGTTGTCTAGCTTCACCCATGGTTTTTGTAAGCCTCATTTGTGCCTCAAGGACTTTTACAAGTTTTTCAACCTCAGCACCTTTTTGTATTAGCTCTTGCGTTTTTTTAGCATAGGCTGCCTGTGATGTTATAGAAGTAGTTCCTTTGGTTACACTGTCTGTTAGAGCTTGTGTCTCTCGACCATACTTCGCAACCATATCGTCTAATTGGTTTTGTGTTAGTTTATTAAATTTGTCCCCTGCTTGTTGACCCGTTCTCATACTTTTGAGAACGTTGTCCATTCTTGCTGATGGACTTCTTCCACCTAAACTACCGATGCCTCTCATGAGGCCTTGTATTAATGGTCCTAATGCCATGTTGTTCTCCTAGTAAACGCCTGTGAACTTTGTGCCTCTCAGTGAATCACCACCGCCACGACTTTTACCCTTACCTGCTCCAGGTGAAGGTTTCTTAGAAGTAGTCATGTTGGATTGTTTTGCATAAGGAACAAATCCTTGGTCCTTTATCTTTTCGCCTTTGTCAGCCATTATAGTCTCCTAATAATATTCTCTGATCCGTCTCGGTTGATTATCCTGCAGATCATCGTCCGATTCTAAACCAATAAATCCGCCCTGTCGATAACGCATTAGTGCTTGTGTAGTCGAGTCTACCAAGTCGTCGTGGTCTCCAAAAGGAAACGCCGCACATTCTTCTACTAATTCGTCCGCCCAACGTGTATCTGGTACATATACCATACCTGATTCCAGCATTGGCGCAACAGCATTTACTCTTGCGATTTTATCTTGTCCTTTGCCAGGTGAGTAGTTGACCACAGGGATACCTGACTGACGTAATTCGTCCGTGAGCGGTAGACCACTGGCCTTGGCTTCTACAATAACTGTGTCTGGGTCCCAATATTCAAATTGTTTAAAGGCTTCTCTCTTCAACGTAGGGAAATCCCACCTACCTTTTTTAACATCTAGCAACAGCAAAGCTGGCCGCATAGAGTTAGGATCAGGGTAGAACACGCACCATGTCGTAATAGCAGAGAAGTCAGACGTTTCTTTCTTGGTGTAAGCTGTATCGTATGACTGGATCACGTACTGCATTTCTGGCACTTCATCGTGTTCCCATTTTTGCCACCATTCACGTTTTAGTATCGCTCCTTCTTCTGATGTTGGGTTTTGCATCCACTGTGCTTCCCATTTGCTTACAGGTATAGAGGCTTTGACCCCTTCTAATTCTTCTATCTTCCAATATTCAGGCCATAAAGGTTTTTGACTATCAGGAAAGATTGCAGGAAATTCTACGACTTCCCATTGATCTGCATGATCTTCACCTTGTTTGCTTAGTAATCTGCCTGTTAAGTCCTTGATACTCCATCGTGTCATTACAATAACAATGGCTCCGCCTGGCTGTAGCCTTTGTCGGGGACCAGAACTGTAGTATTCCCAAGCATTGTCCAAGGCCGTTGGTGAAAGGGCATCTTGCTCTGAGTGAATATCATCTAATACTAATAGATCTGCACCACGTCCTGTTACCGCACCGCCAATACCAGAATAGAAAGCTTCGCCTCCGCCATTGGTCTCCCACCTTCCTGCTGATTTACTATCCGCTTTTAGCTGTACGCCAGGAAACACATCTTGATACAGCTCTGAATCTATTATGTCCCTGACCTTTCTACCAAAACGAAACGCTAGTTCTGCGGTGTGCGTGATCTGCATGACCTTTAACTTAGGATTACGGCCCAAGATCCATGATGGGAAAAAGGTAGAGGCAAATTCAGACTTAGTATGTCTTGGTGGCATGTTCACTATCAGACGTTTTATCTTACCTTGTGCTACCTGCTCTAGTTTTTCTGCAAATATCTGGTGATGTCTGCCTTCTACAAAGTCTGGCCACATGTGATTGATGTAGGTCAAAAAGCTTTCTTGTCCTTCACGCTGTAGTTGTTTGGAATTTAATGCTTCAGTCAGTTCCAACAGTTCTCTGGTAGCTTCAGGGTACTGCTCGGCTAACCGCTCTAGGTTTATGTCAGGATTTTCCATGCCAAATATTTTGAAATTTTAAAATTTTTTGTGGCCAAATCGTTTTCGATG